TGGCTGCCGCAGAAAACGCAAAAAGTGTAGCTGTTTCTTCTGCTGAATCAGCATTAGCAAGTAAAAATGCTGCGGCTGCATCACAGTCGTCTGCTGCTGCCAGTGCGGAAACAGCCCAGGCTTCGGCAGAATCAGCTTCTAGCAGTGCTGATGCAGCATTAGCAAGTAAAAATGCAGCATTAACAAGTGAGAATAATGCGAAAGCTAGTGAAACCAAATCTGCAAAAAGTGAAGAAAATGCTAAGGCTGCTGAAACTGCTGCAGAAAATAGTAAAAAAAGTGCTTCAGATTCCGCTAGTGCGGCTTCTAGTAGTGCTGAATCTGCATTAGAATCTAAAACGTTAGCTGCAGCATCAGCAAATTCAGCTTCTGCGAGTAAGACAAGTGCAGAAAGCAGTGCTGAATCGGCAGCATCTTCAGCAACTACAGCTACAGAGCAGGCAGACAGAGCGCAGGATATTGCTGATAGCTTAGAAGGTTTAGCTGGTATTACTGGTATAGCGACAACAGAGGAAGCTATTGCTGGTGTAGTTGATAACAAAGCAATGACACCGTTAAAGACGAAAGAGGCTATAGAGCAAGGTACTAATGTTTTTACAGCTTTAAATACTTTCAGAGCAAACATTGCTGTATCAAGTGGCGCAACAGCAGGCAGTCAAGGACAAATTATTTTAGGCAACAAACCCCAATCAGCAACAGTACAAGCGAATATTATATCTAGCACAACAGGGGCGTTAAACTATATTGCGACAGAAAAAGCTGGACACTATTTCAGAATTGGCAATAATACTGCGTCTACATCAATAACTACTAACGACAGTAAAACAGCAATCCTTTCACATAATGCCTTTGAATTTGCGCGAATAACAAATGTCGGCGTTGCGAAGTGGCTAGGTAATGCAAATACCGCTACGAAGTTAGAAACCGCTCGCACAATAAACGGCGTGGCTTTCGACGGAACGAAAGATATAATTGTAGGCTCCAACCCAGTGGGAACAATAATCGCCGTGGCATATACAGGGGTGCCGGAAGGATATATGCACTGCAATGGTGCAGCGGTTAGCCGTACTACTTATGCTGATTTATTTAGCAAAATCGGTACAATTTACGGTGCCGGCGATGGTAGTACTACTTTTAATCTACCGAATTTGATGAATAGATTTATTGAGGGCAGTAACACGGCAGGCACAGTCCTAGCGGCAGGACTGCCGAATATTACTGGTCATTTCTCGACAGCTATGGAATGGTCACAAACTAGATACGACGGTGCTTTTAGACGCGATAATCAGAACGGCAGCGGACCTGAGGGCAGCGCATGGTCTAATAGCCAACTTCTAAGTTTTGACGCGTCCCGTAGCAGCGCCATTTATGGTGCAAGTACTACCGTGCAGCCGCCTGCTATGACTGTAATTTACTGCATTAAATATTAAGGGGAGAACAAAGATGAAATTATATTATTATGACGAGAACGGATATTATAGTGCAATGTCAGAAGCGTTTTTAGACCCGCTTGAAACAGAACTGCAAGGGAAAGAAGTGTGGCTTATACCACCGCACGCAACAACTATTGAGCCACCATCAAGCGCAGATGGACACATTATAAAATTTAATGGGAAGACATGGGAACTGGAAAAAATGCCTGATCCGGAGCCGGAACCAGAACTTACGTTAGAAGAATTAAAAGCCCAAAAGCTTAAACTTGTTGATGCATGGACAGCAGATAAAATTACTGGCGGTTTTATTTCTCAATGCACCGGTAAACTTGTGAGGTATGATAGCGATAAAGATACTCAGCTTACGATGCAGGGAATTGCACTGAATGTCAGCACAGAACGTTTTGCAAACGAATATCCTTTGGGATGTCCAGTCCGGGGCTATAAAGAAGGAGAAACTGAAAAAACAATACAGTATCTTAACGCTGCTCAGGTATATACCTGGTGTGCTGATTTATCGTCTCATATAGGTGCTTGTAAGCAGCAAGGATGGATTAAACAGGCACAAGTAGAGGCAGCGTTAAGCAAAGAGGATTTGGACGCTATTATATTAGATTAGGCGGTGCAAAGATGGTTGAAATGGCAATGGCCTCAATAACAATCTTTAGCTTTTTATTTGGCATAGTAGGTTTTGTATTTAAGATTTGGATAATAAATCCTTTGTCTACGGCGATAGAGAACCTCCAAAAGACTGTTGACGCTTTAGCTAAGACTATTAATAGGGAACAAGAACGTACAACAGATTTAAAAATAAAATTTGCGGAGATTGATCAGAGGGCAAAATCTGCACATAACAGGATTGATGAAGTTGGTGAACGGCTATTGCTGGTAGAAAACAAATGTAATAACTGTTCATGTAAGGATAAGTGATATTTATGTTTGAGAAAATAAAAAACTTAATAGTAGGTGCTAGAAACAAAGTAGCCTCAATGTCGCCAAAAATAATGGCTGTCATTGTAGGCTATTTTATTGCAGTAGTTTTACTGGTACTGACCTATTACGCTGCGTGGATGTATATGTGGTTGTGGTTGGATAAGATTGTTATGTCTGATCTTCTGGCACTGATAAGAGAGGTTATAGGCCCGGCTATGGTTGCATTTGTCACTTTCATAGCTGCAAGTTTGGTAGATAAAGACGGGGACGGTGTCCCTGATAAGTTTGAAAAGAAAGTAGGAGATAAAAATGCTGAGTGAACATTTTAGTGAAAGTGAAATGAGCTGTCACCACTGTGGACAACTTCCTGATGGTGGTATTAGTGGAGTTCTGCTTGATGGGTTGGAAAGATTGCGTACTATTGTGGGTAAACCTATATATGTAACTAATGCATATCGTTGTCCAGAGCATAATGCTGCTGTAGGTGGTGTATCAAATAGCCAGCACGTACAGGGAACTGCAGCGGATATCTATGTTGATGGTATGGGGGTATGGGAACTGGCGAATATTTGCAAACAGATTTTTGACGGTGTTGGGGAGTATTACGGTCAGGAGTTTGTGCATGTGGATATGCGTGACAATGGTAATTCTACCGGTGTATATCTTTGGGACGATCAGGAATAAATATTTGGAAGGAGGTGACTAATATGGAAAAACAGCGTATTTTGATTTGGGCTGGTATTGCTCTTGCGATTCTGGTAGGGTGCATTACTTATTACAATCTGTAAGATAAAACCCAGCCACAGAATTAGCCTGTGCGTTGTTTTATCTCCAAAACACTAGGAAATATAAGTGGGAGTATAGAAAACGGCGCACAGGTTGATTATATTGAAAATAGAACTATCTTAATGATAATGAAATAGAATTTAATTTGAAAGAAGGGCAGAAAGTGAATGAAGAAAAACAAATCAGGTATAGCAAGTATCTTATTATTAGTTGTGCCCTTATTGCTGTGCTTATCATTTTCTTTAAATTGTTTTGCGGAGGAACTTCCGGAAACAATAATGATGTCCAGGGAACAGTTCAACGAATTGCAGACGATAATAAACAGACAGGAAAATCTGTTGATAGGGCTATCGAACACATTGGAACTGCAGCAGATGAACTCGAACGAGCTGAAGAAGCTAATCGAAGAGCAGCGTTTATCTTATCAGAAGATAAGGAGCGAGCTAATGCTTGCGCAGGAATCATTGTCGAACTCCAAAAAAACAATAGCAGAGCAAAACAAATCCTTGCAGACGTTGAGCTCTCAAATAAAACAAGAAAAGTCAAGAAGTGAATTAAAGCAGAGACAGAATGCCTTTTGGGGATTTGCAGGAGGGGTATTAGTAGGAGCTATAGCAGCGAGCAGGTGATTATATGGATACTTGCCGTTTGCAGGCAAGAGATTGGCTTTCGCAGTCCACACGAAAGGAATTTGAAGCAATCATTTCAGAAGCCAAACTAACGCCGCGGCAAATAGAAATTATAGAACTCAAGTTTATTCACGATCTTAAAAACTATCAAATAGCGATGAAAATAGATACGTCAGTGCAAACGGTCGAAAGAGATCTGCAGCAGGCGTATAATTCAGTTAAGAGAGCATTAAAGGCAGTCACATAATAGTTGTGGCTGCCTTATTTTTTATGCCCATATTAGGGAATTATGAGGGAATGTTTACGGATTATAAGAGCTGATTTAGGCGACAATATAAGTAAGAAACGGAGGCGATAACAATGTATGTAAATCCTTATGCTCCTGTTAATCCAGCAATGATGGGAGTAACTCAGCAACGTTTAAATAATTATCAAGCTCAAATGCCGCAGATACCGGCATATCAGCAACAGCAGTTTGTTCCACAACCGCCTATGCCCCTGATGATGAAAGGGCGTACAGTTGCAAGTTTAGATGAAGTAAAGGCTGCCCAAATTGATTTAGATGGAAGCCTGACATATTTCCCTTGTCCGGCCGATAATTGTATTTACGCAAAAGCTATTGATATGAATGGTATGCCGGTTATCCAAACTTATAAACTTTCGTTTGAAAAAGAGGCTATACCTAAACGTTATGCTGATGCAGAAGTAGTAGAGGCCCTGCAGCAAAAAGTAAGCTCATTAGAGCGTTATATGAATATGAAAGGGGAGAATATAAATGCAAATGAATCCGTTCACAATGATGCAAATATTCAATCAGCTTCGCAGCAACCCAAACCCGATGGAAGCAATGCAGAAAATGCTGGGGAACAATCCCCTGTTTGGGCGCGCAATGGAAATGGCGCAAGGTAAGTCTCCAGAACAGTTAAAAGAAACTGTTATGAATCTCGCCCAGCAACGTGGTATTGATCCTCAACAGGCTCAACAGCTTTTATCGCAATTTGGTATTAAAATCTGACCGGTGGCCACCAAAGGATTTTAAACAATAAATCTAAAGGAGATGTTCTATATGACTATGGAAGGTACTGGCGTAATGCCTGTATACGATTTGAATAACCGTACCGCAGCAGCAGACGGCGCAGGTTTTGGCGGCGG